TGATATTGAGTATTTTAAAAAGAAACTCTACCGTTCACTTAACGTCCCTCCATCACGAATGGATGGAGAAGGTGGGTTTAACTTGGGGAGATCTTCTGAGATCTTAAGAGATGAACTCAAGTTTACTAAGTTTGTTTCTCGTTTAAGAAAGAGATTCTCTAACATGTTTAATGACATGCTGAGGACCCAATTACTCCTAAAGAATGTAATTACTCCTGAAGATTGGGAGACAATGAGTGAGCATATTCAATACGATTTCCTCTATGACAATCATTTCTCAGAACTCAAAGAAGCAGAATTAATGAATGAGAGACTTGCTCTTGTTGCAACTGCAGAACCATACGTTGGCAAGTATTACTCACAAGACTATATTAGACGTAAGATCTTGCGTCAAACTGATATTGAAATTCTTGAGCAGGATAAACTGATTGAGGATGAAATTAAAAAAGGTATCATTCCTGATCCTGCAACTATTGATCCTGCAACTGGACAACCACTAGATCCAGAGGCAGGAGCAGCAGAAATGGACCTTGGAGCACCAGTGATGGAACCAGAAATTGATGCATCTGCTGTCGAACCTGTAGAACTACCTAAGGGTGGGGAGATATAAATAAAAATAAATTTGTACTATGGAAACCATGGATGAACTCCTAGATAATATTATCACTGATGATTCACCATCACAAATTAGTGATGCAATTAAGGATATGCTTTATGCCAAAACAGCAGAAAGAGTAAATTCTTACAGACAAACAGCTTCAGATTCTCTCTTTAATGGAAACTCTGGGGAAGATAACTCTCCAGAATCCATAGAAAGTGAAGAGTAATTATAAATAACTTATAAATGAACTTTAGGAAATAATGGCCCGTCTTAATCCGGTAGATTCTGCCTTTACAAGAGCAACGACCACTAATAGTGCAAAGTCTGATGCATTTGCACATAAGACTGATGCAATTAGAATTGTTGCTATTGGTAATGATGCATATGTTTCGATTGGAAGTGAACCAGAAGCTGGACCAACAAATTTCTTAGTTACTGTAGGAGAACCCGAGATTCTTTCTTTAGGTGCTCCGAAGAACCAAAAAGTTGTTGGAGTTACTACTGGAGCAACTACAGTCGTATCTTTACCAGAGGGAACTGGTTCGCCATTTAATGTTGGCGATACTGTTTCTTTAACGGTAACAGGACAATCATATTATAACTTTACTCACCAGTCAGTAACTGCAGTGAATACTGGAAATAGGGTTGATGGTTACACACCTAAAGTTACTGTTAGTTATAACAGTACAGGTATTGCTACAGCTCTGAGTGCTGATAGTGCAGCAACTTTAAGAAATTCTCTTAAAATAGCAGCTGAGTCAAGAACAGGATCAGGTTCTGTACATTGTCAACAAGTTCAAAACGCAGGTTAGTAGAAAACTATGAAACTTATTAGAGAAGAAATCGAATCAGTAAAATTTCTAGTTGAGACTACTAAGTCTGGCAAGAAGTCATTATATATTGAAGGAGTTTTCCTTCAAGGCAACATTAAGAACCGTAATGGTCGTATGTATCCCATGGAAACTCTCCGCAAGGAAGTTTCTCGTTATAATGAATCGAATGTTCAGTCAGGCAGAGCACTTGGAGAACTTGGACACCCCGATGGTCCTACTGTAAACCTCGACAGAGTTTCACATAAAATTGTATCACTTAGAGAAAGTGGTTCAAATTTCATCGGTAAAGCAAAGATTTTGAATACCCCAATGGGTAAGATTGCTTCTGCTTTAGTAGAAGATGGGGTAAAACTTGGCGTATCTTCTCGCGGTATTGGTTCTTTAAAGACCACCCGTGAAGGTGTCAATATCGTTGGTGATGATTTTATGTTAGCAACTGCTGCTGATATCGTTGCCGATCCTTCTGCCCCAGATGCCTTTGTTGAAGGGATTATGGAAGGAAAAGAATGGGTTTGGGATGGTGGACTTCTCCGTGAGAAGTACGCGGAACAAACAAAAAATAGAATAAATACACTCGTTGACCAGAAAATACTGGAAGAACATAAGTTAGAGTTATGGAATAACTTCCTATCTAATCTTTAGTTTTATAAATAAATATAGTTTTTAATACCCGGCAATAACGGAGAGTTCAAATGTCTCGTGGAGATTTACAAGAAATGGAAGTAAAGACACAGCAATCCAAAACTGCTGTCAATGCTAATGCTGGCACAGCAGATGCTATGCCCAAACTCACTACTGGTGGTACACCACCTACTTATGAGGATTTGGGTGGACCTACACCAGAAAATTACAAAGTCGATGATGATTCAGCAAAGCTGAAGACTCCTGGAGCAACTCTCAAGCAGGTTAAAGACGTTGTAAACAAAGGTGCAAAAGCAGCAGATCCCATGCCAAAGGGTATGAAGGAAGAAGAAGAAATTAGTGACGAAGAAGAAGTAGTTGCAGAAGCAGAAGAAACCACAACTGATGAAGTAGTCTCTGAAGAAGAGTCTACTACTGACGAAGTTGTTTCTGAAGAAGAAGTCGTTGCTGAATATGACATCGAAGAAGATGTCAATGCTCTTCTTGCTGGTGAAGAACTCTCCGAGGAATTCCAAGAGAAAGCACGCACCATCTTTGAGGCAGCAATCAATTCTAAGGTTGCTCAAATTGCAGAGCAACTAGAAGCACATTTTGCAGAGAAATTTGCAGAAGAAGTTTCTTCTGCAAAAGAGTCACTCGCAGAGCGTGTTGATTCTTACTTAGAGTATGTCTCTGACGAGTGGATGACTGAAAATCTACTCGCCGTTGACTCTGGTCTCAAGACCGATATGACCGAATCATTCCTGCAAGGAATGAAGGGTCTTTTTGAAGAACATTATGTATCAATCCCTGAAGATAAGTATGATGTACTTGAGAGCATGGTAGAAAAACTTGATGACATGGAAACAAAACTCAACGAGCAAATTGAGAAGAATATTTCCCTAAACTCCCGCCTCTCCGAGTCGGTTGCTGAAGGAGTATTGGATCAAGTCTCTGAAGGTCTTGCACAGACACAGAAAGAGAAACTCGCCTCACTTTCCGAAAGTGTGGAGTTTGAAAGTGAAGCACAATATCGTGAGAAGTTAGAAACTCTGAAGGAATCTTATTTCGATCAGAAGACAGTTTCTACACAATCTAAGACTGAAACCCTTTCTGAGGGTGTAGACGAAACCGCAGCATCAGTTTCTGGTTCTATGGACGCTTACCTCAGAGCACTGGGATCAACTCTTAAATAACAACTGAATTTAATATTAATTCAAACCGTAAATTAACCACATAGGTAAAAAGCAAATGTTCCAATCCGAACAGTTGCAGGAAAAGTGGGCACCTCTCCTCAATCATGAGGGTCTTGATTCAATCAAAGACAATCACAAGAGAGCAGTGACCGCAGTCCTGTTAGAAAACCAAGAAAAATTCCTTAGAGAGCAAACTGCATTCGCAAGCAGCGGAATGCTCACTGAGCAACCCAACATCAACACCGACCCCGCTGGAACTGGCAATGCTGGTTTCTCTGGTGCTGGTGCATCACCCGTCGCTGGTTTCGACCCCGTATTGATCTCCTTGATCAGACGCTCTATGCCCAACTTGGTCGCATATGACCTTGCAGGCGTTCAGCCAATGTCTGGTCCTACTGGACTCATCTTCGCGATGCGTTCGAAGTACAAGACTCAAAATGGAGCAGAAGCATTCTACGACGAAGTAGATACTGCATTCTCCGGTCAGAACGAAGGATTTGACTTAACCGCAGGTGCCACCGGAATTGCCGTTGGTATGGGTACTACCGCACAAGGTAGTGCTTCTAATCCTGGCGCTCTGAACCCTTCCACCAATGCTACCCAGGCTGCATACAGCACTGGTCAGGGTATGCGTACCGATGATGCTGAGGACCTCGGCACCGCTGGTGATAACTTTAACCAGATGGCATTCTCGATCGAGAAAGTCACTGTAACCGCTAAGTCCAGAGCTCTGAAAGCAGAGTACTCCTTGGAACTGGCACAAGACCTCAAGGCAATCCACGGTCTGAACGCTGAAGCAGAACTTGCTAACATCCTCTCTACTGAAATCCTTGCGGAAATCAACAGAGAAGTTATTAGAACTATCTACAAGACTGCTGAATCTGGTGCTCAGGTCAACACCGCAACTGCTGGTGAATTCGACCTTGACATCGACTCTAATGGTCGTTGGTCCGTTGAGAAGTTCAAAGGACTTCTTTTCCAAATCGAAAGAGATGCGAACGCAATCGCACAAAGAACTCGTCGCGGGAAGGGCAACGTAATCCTTTGCTCTGCAGACGTTGCTTCTGCATTGACAATGGCAGGCGTTCTGGATTATACTCCAGCATTGAACGCTAACCTTAACGTTGATGACACCGGTAACACCTTCGCTGGTGTCCTCCAAGGTAAGTATCGTGTATACATCGATCCTTATTCTGCAAACAGTGCTGCTAACCAGTACTACGTTGTTGGTTATAAGGGTTCTTCCCCTTAT